GTTCTTTGCATCTTCAAGGCCGCACTCGATTAAGCATTGCTGCCAGCCCTGGATGACCCGATGCGCCTGCTGCGAATCCATGCGTGCGCTTGGGCCTCCGAGGCCCGCAAGGTCATATACGAAGCCATAGGGAAGATTAAGCGCGAGTGCGATTTCCCGCACTAGCATCATGACGTAACTCTGCCATTGCCCGCTAGGACGCTCGCTCTTCACAAAATTAACGGCAGACCCGCTCGGGATATATTTGATTTGCCCCGGCTGTAGTTTCTCTTCGCTCAGCGCGGTTCCGGCCTCTCCGTTTTGGTTGGATGAAATGATCGTGTTGGGATCTGTATCCATCAAACCGCCGCGCTCGTTGGTGATAAACCCGGCGTGATAGTTCTCAAATTTCACTCCGACAAGGGTTGCCTCTTGCACTTCCTTCAAATCACGCGCTGTGTTTATGACCGGCGCAAACGGAGTAATCCCTCGATATTGGTCATACCTCCACGGCTGGTAGAACTGGCGCACTTGATCCGCGCTGATCTCTTGCGGGTTTTGGTAGGCGTCATTTATCGTCCGCTCAAATATCTTGTACGTGACGATCTTCCCGGTCTGCTCGTCGAACGTCACGCCCTGCACGTAGTTCGGCGGACCTCCCGAAACGTAGCCGCCGCCAACACGATCAGACTCGATGCCCTGGATTCGCAGCCCGTCGCCGGTTTGTCGATACAGCCAAAAGTAATCACCGTCTGTCAGCATCGACTCAAGGGCTAGCGCGGCCATCTGGCGGAAGTTGAACCGCCCGCTTGCGTCGCAGTCCTTGAACCGGGTTTGCAGGTACGCCTCGTAACTCTTGTTTGCCTCCGCGTCTCCCGTCTGCGCCTGATAACGCAGGCGACCAACGGCGTACAGCGAGGCTTTGGAGATTATCGAGGCGAACAGGCCGAAGTTTTGCCGCAAGTCGCGGACCTGCTTGATGAGTTCGATGCGGTCCATCTGCGTCCTGATGCTCTCAGGACCGGCAAGTGTGTTTGAGCGTGAGCGCAGGCGTGTCGACTGCGCCGCCTCGAAAGAGAATTGCACGCGGGCGCGGTGTCGCTGTAGCGCCCAGCGCGGAGAAATCTTCGCGATCGCGTTCTCGACTTTCTTTTCGAAAGGGGTCTGCTCTGGAATCGTCATGGCCTATGAGGAGTAAGGGGTGCCGAAGCCTGCGACGGTCATCGTCCGCACGGTGTTGTTTGCGAGGCCCAGCGCGTAATTGATTTCTGAAAGCGTGTTCTGCACGTCGGCCAGATTCGCGCGGTTAAACTGGCGTCCCTGGATTGAGTAGGACTGCCCCGCTGTGGCTATCGCGGTCAGGCATTTAACGTACTCCGTTTTGAGTGCCGTGAGGTCGGCGAGGTCCAGTCCTACAAAAGTTCCTTTTGCCATATGCAAATACGGGGCGTCAAACTTGACACGCCGCCTTTTTGCACAGTGGAAAACACAAATGCAGGCGACATTTCGGACGGTGCAAAAACCAAGCGCAAGGGGAGACCGCGCATTCCAGATTACCAGCGCCGTGTGAAGTTGACCGTCTATGTGCTGCCGATTGTTCGAGAGAAACTAGGCCGTCGCCCAGGCCGCATGATCGAAATTTTAGCGATGCTGTAACCGCCATGCCAATACAACCAGACATCCCTCTTCCCGACATGTGCGATGGCTGGAGCGCGCTGGCAAAGCGGCTCCACGTTTCGCGTTCTTCAATCGACGTTTATCGCCACAAGCTGGGAGCGCCCGACCGCCCGAGCTATTCGGCGTGGAGGGAATACCTGGCAGCGCACGGACTCGCGGGCCACGCAAAGCCGAAAGTAAAAGACGAGCTAACGGCTGAAAATCTCCGGCTCAAAAACAAGAAACTGGAGCTTGAAATCTCGCGCATCGAGGGCGAGACGCTATCGCGCGAAGAAGTAAACGAAATGCTTCTGACAGTCGCCAGCCATCAGCGCGCGATCCTTTACCAGGCGATGGAAAACGAACTGCCCGTTGCGTGCGACGGCATACCTATCGCCGAGAGCCGCGTGAAGCACCGCGACACTGCGGACAAGATTTGCGACGAGATGCTACGCCTTGCCGGTCGCGTGCAAGCCGGGATCAAGCGGTCACTTCCTGCGCCAACTCTTGAGACTGAGGAACCGGAGCAAGACCAAGGCGGCGAGTAACGAGCGCGTAAAGCACCTGCATCACCGAGCAATCCCACAAATGGTTTGCCTTTGTCGCGTGCAGTTTTCTCCAGCGGAAAACGCCAGTCTTGATTTCGGTTTTGTGCTCGGCCTTGTAGTGGTCGCGCAACTGTTCTTCTAGATCGTCGGCAAACTCCCACTTCGCCGCCGTACCTTCCACGAGGCGCGATAGAATGTCTTTGCAGTATTCCGCGTTAAAGTGGAACAGAAGCGCTGCACGTCCGCCAATGGCCGTCTTCTGAATTTGCGAATAAGGAAGGCGCACCTTCTGCCCGTTGATTACGTGCGTCCAGTACTTTTCATCGTTGCCAAATCCGGCCAGCCAACCAAAGCGCACACAGTCCTCATAGACGTGCGAAGGATCAAAGCGCGCGTCCTGCAGAACCTTCCGGTCGGAAACCTTGAGGCGAAGCTGGATTTCGCGCACGGCCTCAATCGTCTCGACTCGGCCCGCGTAAAGTTGCCGCGAGTCGCCGCCGTCTTTCCACGCGCGAACCTCTGCCCACCAATGCGGAACGTCGCCTGCCATGCCGCGCTGCCGGTCGATGGTCATAAAGCGGTCAACCTCGCCGTCCCACCTTTGGCCGTCAAAGTAGTCCGCGAACTTGTATCCGCTCGGTGCCGTGTTGAGCGTGATTGTGATTTGCTCGTCTTCCCACGGCAGCGCTTCGGCCTGCTGCTTCCACGTCTTTAGCTGTCCTATGTCGCCGCGTCTCGCCGCCTCAATCGCCGTCAGCTTCTGCTCGACCAGCGACGATAGCGTGCGATTCATGAGCGCATTGACCGCGTAGGAGCGCAGGTGCTTCGGCGCGTCTTGCCGTGCGCTGACAAACTTTCCATTGCGGTTCCAGTCGGCCAACGTGCGCGCGTTGTCCGGCCAAGAGTGCGAACCGTCCTCTAGCTCATAGCGCGCTGTCTCGCACGCCCTGGCGACGTTCCAGGTTCCGTCCGCTCTCTTCGCGTCGCCGTTCCAGACGAGCCCCCATCGGGAGTTGTCCGCGCGCTTCCCGCCAAACAGCAACGGGTGGAATGTTCCGCTAGGCGACAGCACGCTCCAAACGCATTGATCCCCTTGCGCGTATTGCCTATCCTCCACGTCGCCTTTGTGACCTGCGTGGGAAATCGTGATGATCTTACTGTTACCGACGCGCTCGAAATCTCGCGTGCGTGCTACGGCCCATTGAAAAGATTTCTGCCACGCGGGAAGCCATACCTCGTCGCAGAACAGCCAGCGGATACCTTTCGCCTGGAGACTGTTTTCGCCGCACCCATTTACAGTGAGGAAGAATGGCCCAAAGTAAATTTCGCACGTCGTCGAGTCGTGCCGGTCTTCTGGCAATAGCGCGACGAATTGCTTGCACGAGCGCCACGCCTGCCACGCCTTTTCCTTCATGTGCTCCTTGGCGTCGTCGTCGCTTTGCCACGCCCACATGATCGGACCGGGCGCGTTACACGCGGCCCAGGGGATTGCTATGTCGGCGACGAGCGTGCCGCCAAAACGGGGCGGCTTACGAAAGTGCACCTGCCGTACAAGGTCGTTTTGGATCGCGTCGAAAACTCCCATGAGCGGGCGCGACTTCATAACGTCGAACTGCCCCGGCATGGAAAAGCTGGATGGAAGCTCGATGCACTTCGCCCAATCATAGATGGGGCGGCGGTCGGGTTTCGTCCATGCGCTCCAGCCGGAGAAGTCGAGCAGCGCGATCATTGGTTTTGCTAACTAGCTGCTTGCGCCTTCTTTGCGTTGTCTTCCTTGTTGCGACAAGTTCTCACAGGGAAATGGCTTGGCTCGTTCCACT